GCAAATTCACTCAAAATTCAAACCAGGGGAGGTGATGTGCGCAATTCAATCACTATCAAATTTGGGCAAAACTCTACCAGTGAGGTTTCAGAATCGGATGCGGCATCAATTTCAACTTATGGAACGCTGGCACAAATTATTACAACTACAATCAAACACCAGGCAGATGCCCAAGATCAGGCTGATTTCTATATTGCCCTAAGAGCCAACCCACAGGCAAATTTTAATTCCATTACTTATGAATTAACCAATCCTGAAATCAGTGATTCAGACCGCGATGCCCTGATTGGAATATTCATGGGGATGCCAGTCTTTATTGCTGACCTACCGCTGAACATGGTGGCTGGGTCATTCCCAGGCTTTGTTGAGGGCTGGACAATAAGAGCTGCATACAACCAGGTATCAATCACCCCATTATTGTCACCGCTGGCATATTCTTTGCAAGCAATGGCGTGGGATGATGTGCCTGTGGTGGAACAGTGGAATACAATCAGCCCAACTTTAGATTGGGAAAACGCAACGATTGTTGCATAAAGGAGAAATGACAACATGACAAATCCAACCAGCAATTTTGGCTGGCAAATGCCTGAGCCAACAGATTTGGTGACTAACCTACCAGCCGACTTTGAGGTTTTTGGTCAAGCGGTGGATACTGATTTTGTTGATTTATTAGGTGGCACAACTGGACAAGTATTAAGCAAAACATCAAACACTGATTTGGATTTCACTTGGATTGCAAATGATCAAGGAGATATTACAGGTGTGACCGCTGGCACTGGAATCTCAGGTGGTGGCACATCAGGCACAGTCACAGTCACAAATGACATGGCAACAACCATCACCGCCGCAGGTGATATTGTGGTTGGCACTGGATCAGGAACTTATGACAATTTGCCAATTGGCACAACTGCCCAAGTCTTAACCGCTGACACAACAGTGTCACCATATAAAGTCAAATGGGCAACACCTTCAGCCGGCAGCGGCAAAATTTTACAGGTGGTTCAAGGAACAACAACAACACTAGCAACAATCGCAACTGGCACATTTACCGACACTAATTTAACCGCCCAAATAACACCTGCAACAACTGGCAGCAGAATTTTAGTAATGGTAACTCAGTTTTATTATAATGGAAGCACACCCCCAAATACTGCTATTAGAATTATGAGAGGTTCAACAGTTGTTTATAGCCCTGGTGATTATTCATCAATAAATGTTGGAACACTTAAAATTACTGGCTCAAATGAAGTAATATTTACTCAGGCTATGCATTATGTAGATAGCCCATCATCAACATCAACATTAACCTACAAAACACAAGGCGCGACTGGTAACTCATCAACTGCAGGGTTTCAGCAATTCACACAAGAATCAGTAATTACATTATTAGAAATCGGTGCATAATGAATAACTACATAGCAAAAGGAATTAAAAAACTAAAGCCAACCGCAGAGTTTTCATATATTGATGATGATTATTCCACAATTAAATGGGATGTTTTAGAAGGTGAAGCACCAACTAAAAAACAAATAGATGAAGCAATCAAAGAGGTTAAAGCGGATGAAATAGCCGAAGCCGAAGCAAAGGCATCAGCAAAATCTGCATTGTTTGCAAAGTTAGGCATAACTGAGGATGAAGCAAAACTCTTATTGGGCTAATGATTACATCCCATAATGGTTGGACTGCATCAATTGATCCAACTGCCATTGGCATTGGCTCATACCCAGTGCCAGGCACAAAGATCAAATTGCGGTGCGCAGCTGCGGTTGCACCATTACTGGTCACATTTGCGGCAGAATTTCATCAACATATTGAACCCATTGATGAAGGCGCATTGGATGACTGGGGTTATTGTTACCGCAACATACGCGGATCAACTGACAAATTGAGCAATCATTCATCAGGCACAGCCATTGACCTGAATGCCACAAAGCATCCCCTGGGTCATGCCGCGACATTCACACCCATGCAAACAGTGCTGATTCAGGCATTATGCAAAAAGTATGGGTTAAAGTGGGGTGGGGATTACACACACAGAAAAGATGAAATGCATTTTGAGGTTTCTCTCAATCCAGCCAAATGTGCTGAGTTGATTGGAAAACTAAAGATAGGGAAAGCAGGGTAAATGAAAAAAACAAAAGCAATGTTGGCTTCATGGGGTCGCAGTTATTTAGCAGCTGCATTAGCCGTTTACATGGCAGGTGGCACATTCCAACAAATGTTGATGGGTGGGGTCGCAGCGGTTGTTCCAGTGGTTTTGCGCTGGCTCAATACTGATGACAAAGAATTTGGATTTGGCTCTAAGTAAATGACAACGACTGAATGGGTTGCGGTTATAGGGTGCGCAATTGCCCTGCTATCTGCAATCTATTCAGTCATCAAAGTAGTGACAAAATCAATTATGGTTGAACTTTTGCCCAATAGTGGAAAAAGCCTGAGAGATGAAATTAGGCAATTAAGCGCACGCGTAGATTCAATTTTTGAAATACTGAGCAGTAAATAGGCTCATTGGCGTGTTGGTCGTTGCCAGGTGTCAGCGGGCGGTGTCATACTGATCTGAAGCCCCCAAATTGGGCGGCAGATTCGGGAGATACACAATGAACACAATCAACGCCTTAACAGGCATTCTAGGGGTAGCCACAGGGCTATTTGTAGGCTTTAAAGTAGGCATCAAGCGGGGTGATACCGCTGGCAGTCGCAGGGGTTTTGCCAGGGGCATTGCAGTTAGCCGCTCAATCGTAAATCGGATTTCCAATGGTGCTTGAAAATTATGAAACAGTGGCAGAGCGCATTGATAAGTTTTGGGCAAAATATGCCAACGGGCGCATTTCAACGCAGCTGATTCATCAAGATGGCACACGCTACATTGCCCAATGTGATCTTTACAAAGAGATCACCGACCCATCACCATTTGCAACAGATTTTGCTGAGGAAATTAGGACAAACAACAACCGATTCCCAGCGGAAAATGCAATTACATCTGCAATTGGTAGAGCGTTGCACACAGGTGGCATCAGCAAATTCAGTGAGGGCATAGCCCGCCCATCCGCTGAGGAAATGTCGCGGGTGTCATGGACTGCACCTATTGATGAACCAACATTGATTGCACAAACAATGGGTGGGGTCATTGAGCAAGTTGCAAGTGGCACTGCACCAAATGAAGCACCGCAATGCTCTCATGGTCACATGTTGGCAAAGATGGGAATTTCGCCGAAAACAAACAAACCTTATAGCGGGTGGGTCTGCTCATCTACAAATCGCGATTCCCAATGCAAGCCAATTTGGAATTGACATGGGCGGCATTTCATTCACACGCAATGGCGTGACTGGACACATCACCGCTGATGGTGAATTGCTAAATGATAAACAGGCTCAAACATGTGATTATTGCTTTGAGCCACACAACCGCATTGACATGATCAAGATTGTTGATGATCGGTTTCACCTATGCCGCAGCTGCTATCTCAGGCACATAGTTAGATGATGAAAATACAATTGACCAGTGCTGATGAAATTATGTCAGCACAGGTTGGTTTGCAGCGCACCCAGTATTCAAAGGAACGCAACATGAAAAACACCTTTGAGAGAAAAACTGCAAACAATTATTTCAATGACATCCTGATGGCATCAAATGGGGCGGCGGCTGAATTAGCAGTTGCAAAAGCCCTGGGGATCAACGATTTCACACCGACCATTAACACCTTTAAATCACAGGCAGATATTGGTGAAAATATAGAGGTTAAACACACAGTGTGGCATGGGGGTCATTTGGTGGTGCATCAAAAGGATCGGGAATCGGATGTGGCAGTGTTGGTTGTGGGTGAATGCCCTGATCTCTTTGTGGTGGGGTGGATGCCAGTCGTTGTCGCAAAACGCCCCCGCTATCGCAACAACAAGGCTGATTCATGGTGGGTTAGCCAAATCAATCTGCAACCTATTGAAAGCCTATTAAGGAGTAATTATGCCAATGTCAGGATTTGAGGAATTGCCAATGTTTGATTGCCAAATGTGCGTTGCAATACTTAATGCCAAAGGTGGCAAATATAAGAGCTGCAAAACTGAGTGGATTCCCAGGGTTGTTGGTGACACATTGCCACCTGGGTTGTCCACAATGGAATGCACAGGTTGTGGGCAAATGCGTGTTCAATTTGTGGGAAATGATGAATCATCAGAATCACAGGATAATCTCACATCCTGAGATGATGATTTCATGCAGTGTGACCTGCGGTTTTGTTAAATAAATGAAAAAGAATTTGCATCATCTATTGACACCCTGGATACGCTCACCATCCGCGCATAGAGCCGCGAGGCGATATGGCTCAATGCGTGGCTCACTAACGGGCGCACTATGTATTCTCCTTATGGAGATTATGTTTGCGCAAAATAGTTGGTCTTTAACAAATCCAGACATGTTCAAGTTATATGCACATACACTTGTTGTAGATTACAAAGAATTTAAATGCCTGGATAAATTATGGGTTAAAGAATCTAACTGGAATACAGCTGCACACAATAAGTCAGGTGGGGCTTATGGCATACCACAGTTAAAGAATAAGAAACTCAAACACATGGATGGATTCACCCAGGTTGAGTGGGGTATTAAATACATCAAACACAGGCACAAAACACCATGTTTGGCATGGGCTTATTGGTTAAAGCATAAGAATTATTGATTCAATTCATAGTGATTTATACTGTCAAGTTTATTGATTCAGTGGGGTGTCGCAGCGTATTGTGTCAGCAATAGTTAAGTTGCAAAATAGTCAAAGAGTATAATTGATCATGAG